GATTGGAAAAGGTGCCTTATTTCTGACACTTCAGAACAAGACTATGCCTCTATAAAAGCACATTTTGTTGCAGAATATTTGAGATATATTGGTTTTAGTTCTAAAGTAAAAACTTTTAGTATAACAAAAATAAAAATTGTTGAAATAAAAAGTGAAACAGGAGAAGTCATGTATGATGGAAATAATTTAAGTAATACAATTTCTAACCTATTAGATAAAAAATTTAATAAAGATGGACAAAATATAATTAGTATTTGTAATAAGTATTTAGGGTAAAAAATGTTTAAAAAAAATATAATAAAATATGGGAACCCATATCCATGGATGCCAAAGCTAGCTTTGTCAAAATCAAAAATTCCAGACTGGTATAAAAATAGTAAGCACCCAAACTATAAAAACATAACATCTTTGCCAGATGAGAAAATTTTAAAAAAATGCATACCATTTATAGATGCAATGACATTTGGATACATGCTTGAAACACCAGCAGACTTAGCCGTAAAAATTTTTGGTGATCAACCAGTTTTCACCTGGGAGTCTGGTAATATAAATATTGTAGAAATAAGAGACTCATCTATAGCAGATAATTTACCAATACCAGACGGATATCATGAAACCCATTTCATATGGAAAAAAGACACAGTAATTGAGACTCCCAAAGGATATAGCCTTTTTCTGACTCATCCACTAAACAGATTTGATTTGCCATTCATAACAGTTTCTGGTTTAGTAGACTCAGATGGAATTTTTCAACAAGGCAATATACCATTTTTTTTAAAAAAGGGTTTTGAGGGATTTATACCAAAAGGCACTCCATATGCACAAATTATTCCATTTAAAAGAGAAAGCTGGGAATCTAAAGAAGACAATTCTCTTTTTAAAAAGGGGGAGGTTTTAAATATGAACTGCATGAATTCTTTAATGTATTATAAAAACAATATTTGGCATAAGAAAACATTCGAGTAGTACTTTAGGTTTTATAAAGTGCTCTAAAGATTAGTGTATAATAGGTAAGAGCTTTGAATTTTACAAAGCTCTCATTATATTTTTATTGAAAGGTTTTTAAATGTCAGATATTTTTTCATTTCGTTTGCTAGAAGAGTTTGTTAATAAGTACAAGGACGTTGAACCACCATTTGGATTTTCAGATGCTGGTGGCAACTCCCTTGGAGAAATCACATTTATTAGAACATACTCTAGAGTAAAAGAAGACGGTACCAAGGAACGCTGGTATGAAGTATGCAAGCGTGTAATTGAGGGTATGTATTCAGTACAAAAGAATCATGCTAAGGAAAATCGTCTACCATGGAATGATAATAAAGCACAGAAGTCTGCACAAGAAGCCTTTGAAAGAATGTTTAATTTGAAGTGGACACCCCCAGGACGTGGTATGTGGGCATTTGGAACTCCTATGACTATGGAGAAGAAAAACTCTGCTGCCCTTCAAAATTGTGCGATGGTATCAACAAGAGATCTTGATAAAAATGATCCTGGTGCATTATTTGCATGGGTAATGGATGCATTAATGTTAGGTATTGGAGTTGGATTTGATACCGTTGGAGCAGAAAAGCAATTTCCTATTTATGCCCCAACAGAACCAGCATTTGTTTATGAAATTCCAGATACCCGTGAGGGCTGGGTAGAATCAGTAAGAATGCTATTAAATTCTTATTTAAGATCACATCAAGCTATTCAAGAATTTAACTATGATTTGATCCGTCCTTTAGGAGCCCCTATAAAAGGCTTTGGAGGCGTTGCAAGCGGTCCACAGCCACTCATTGACCTTCACAACCGTATCCGCACTGTAATTGGCGATAGAGCAGGAGAAACACTAGATTCACGTGCTATTGTGGATATTGTAAATCTAATTGGTACATGTGTTGTTTCTGGAAATGTTCGTCGTTCTGCTACCCTTGCACTAGGTGCTTCTGGAGATGAAGATTTTATCAATTTAAAAAATGCAGAAGTATTTCCTGATAGAAATTCATATGATCCAGAAAAACCAGGATGGGCGTGGATGTCAAATAATTCTATTTCTGCAACGGTAGGAACAAAATATGATGACTATGTAGATCTTATCGTAAATAATGGAGAACCAGGATTTATTTGGTTAGATGTTGCAAGAAATTATGGAAGACTAAATGATGCTCCAGACTATAAAGATTATCGTGTTATGGGATTTAATCCATGTGCAGAGCAGCCATTGGAATCATACGAACTCTGTACATTAGTCGAGGTACATTTAAATCGTCATGAATCAAAAGAAGATTTTTTACGTACATTAAAATTTGCATACTTGTATGGAAAGACTGTTACATTAATTCCAACACACTGGCAACAGACAAATGGAATCATGCAGCGTAATCGTCGTATTGGAACATCTCTAACTGGTATTGCTTCTTTTGCAGATAAGAAGGGCCTACCAGCAGTTCGTGAATGGATGGATGAAGGATACAATACAATTCGTAAATACGACCATACATACTCTGAGTGGTTATGCGTTCGTGAATCAATTCGTGTAACAACTGTTAAGCCATCAGGATCAGTTTCTATTCTTTCTGGTGCAACTCCAGGAGTTCACTGGGCTCCAGGAGGAGATTACTTCTTGAGAGCAATTCGTTTTGGAGAAACAGATCCAATGATTCACTTGTTCAAAGCTGCAGGGTATAAGATTGAAAAAGACCTTGTATCAGCAAATACACAGGTAGTTTATTTCCCAGTACATTCTGGACATCCAAGATCTGAAAAAGATGTAACATTATTTGAAAAAATAGCACTTGCTGCTACTGCTCAAAAATATTGGTCAGATAATGGTGTTTCTGTTACCCTTTCATTTGATAAGGAAACAGAATCAAAGCATGTTGCTCCAGCATTGAATATGTATGAAGGGCAACTAAAGGCAGTATCATTCTTGCCAATGGGTAATACTGTTTATCCACAGCAGCCATATACACAAATCACAAAAGAAGAATATGAGTCATATATTGGTAAGATTAAAAAGATTAATTGGTCTGCTATTTATGATGGAGTAGGAAATCTTGATTCTGTTGGCGAGGCCTACTGTACTACGGACAGTTGTGAGATAAAAATAGGGTAAAATGGTAAAGCGGGGGTATAAAATTACTATTATATGCTATACTTATGGTTATGAACAATAACGTCAATCCATTTATTAGTCCAAAAACTGGCAAACCTATTGTTAGTAATGTACGCCGTCAAGTTATTGAAAAGAAATATAACTGGGGCCTTTATGTTTATAAAAAGTCTACTGGTAAATGGTTTACAGACGGAGAAGGAAACATTTTAAATATCCCTGCTGTTCGTGGCGATTTAACAAAAATTGCAGAGTTAAAGCAGGCAGCAAAATATTATGGAGACGATGGTGATGGGGAAGCAGTTTTTGTTCCAGGACTTACCAGGATTTCTGAAGAAGAGCACACTGAGCAAATGGATAGATTCAAAAATGGTCTTTTGCCATCAATGAATGATCTTGGAGCTATTCATGCTGCACAGCAAACTTTAAAAACACATGGAAGAGATGCCTACGAAAATGGATAGAGATTTTGAATATATTCAGGCAAGCTTGAATACACAGCCAACTAGAGAAAATCAATTTGCAAGCCATGATCCTTTTGGCAAGTCTTGGGATGATTTAAAAAATCTTGTTGGCATTGATAATAACTTTAAAAGACGTGCAGCAAGAAATTTAAACAAAGCGGTAGCCACAGAAGATCCAAGATATTTGGATTCAGCAAATGCAAATCCAGCAGGACAAGATGCAGAGTCAAAAGCAATAAATCCTGGAACGGTATACAGAAACGGCTATGGATTGTTTGATGTAATTACACCACCATACAACATGTATGAATTGGCAAACTTCTATGATACTAACTTTGCAAATCATGCTGCTATTGATGCTAAGGTAGAAAATGTTGTTGGTCTTGGATATCGCTTTGATATTACAGATAGAACAATGCTTAGCTTTGAGCTTTCAGAAGATCAAGAAAAAGTTGGTCGTGCACGTAATAGAATTGAAAGAGCAAAAATTGAATTGCGTGATTGGCTTGAATCATTAAATGATGATGATTCATTTACAACAATTATGGAAAAAGTTTATACAGATCTTCAGGCTACAGGAAATGGATTTATTGAAGTAGGTAGAACCGTTTCTGGAGACATTGGATATATTGGCCACATACCAGCAACTACAATTCGTGTTCGTCGTTTGCGTGATGGATATTTACAAATTATTGGTCAGAAGATTGTTTACTTCCGTAATTTTGGCGGTACAAATCCAAATCCAGTAACAGCGGATCCACGCCCTAATGAAATTATTCATTTAAAGCAATACTCTCCATTAAATACATTTTATGGTATTCCAGACATTCTTGCTGCTATGCCATCTCTAGTTGGAGATCAACTTGCTTCTCAATATAACATTGATTATTTTGAAAACAAAGCAGTACCAAGATATGTTATTACAGTCAAGGGTGCAAAGCTATCTGCTGATGCAGAAGATAAGATGTTTAGATTCCTACAAACAGGACTAAAATCTCAGTCACACAGAACCCTGTACATCCCACTTCCTGGAGATACAGATAATAATAAAGTTGAATTTAAAATGGAGCCAATTGAAAATGGTATCCAAGATGGCTCATTCAAAGAATATCGTAAGCAAAATCGTGATGATATTTTGATTGCCCATCAGGTTCCAATTTCTAAACTTGGTGGAGCAGATTCTGCTGCTATTGCTGCTGCAATTGCACAGGATAGAACATTCAAAGAGCAGGTATCACGTCCAGCACAAAGATATCTAGAAAAGATTGTTAATAAGATTATTAAAGAAAAGACTGATATTTTAGAGCTTAAATTTAATGAACTTACTCTTACAGATGAAATTGCACAATCTCAGATTATTGAGCGTTATGTTAAGACTCAAGTAATCACTCCAAACGAGGCTCGTGAGATGTTAGATATGCCTCAAAGATCAGATGGCGATGAACCCTTTGTAATGAGTTCAAGACAGGCTACAGACGCTAGGGCAAACTTGGCGGGTAACAGAGAGCGGGACGCTGAAAGAGCAAATAATAACTCAGATTCCCCATCTACTATTTCTGGAAGAAATCCACAAGGAGAAGGTCGTTCGTCTCAATAGTTGAGAAACTATTATAAAGGAATGATATAATTATTCTGCCATGAATATAAATAAAGCACATTGGATTACAGATGGCGACAACGTTCGCTTTTCTATGCCTATTGGCAAGGTCGATCAAGAGCGCAGAATCGTTTCTGGTTTTGCCACACTCGACAATGTTGATAAGCAGAACGACATCGTAACTACTGAGGCAAGTTTAGCAGCATTTAAGAAGTTTAGGGGTAATCTTCGTGAAATGCACCAGCCATCAGCGGTAGGTAAAGTTGTTTCGTTTAAAGAAGACAGATATTTTGATCCACAAACAAAAAAGTTTTATAGTGGAGTATATGTTTCTGCATATGTTTCTAAAGGTGCACAAGATACTTGGGAAAAAGTTCTCGATGGTACACTAACAGGTTTTTCAATTGGTGGGAATATTAAAAAGTTTGATGATGAATTTGATGAAAAAATGGAAAAACCAGTTCGCATAATTAAGGAATATGAGCTTCATGAGTTATCTCTTGTTGATAATCCAGCAAATCAATTTGCAAATGTAATCTCTATTGAAAAGGGAGAGCTTGGAGGATTTTTAGCAAAGGCAGTAGTTGATAATGTTTATTGGTGTAGCTCAGACGACATAGTAAGACTTTCAAAAGATTCTGATGAAAGTTGCCCATCTTGTAGTTGTAATATGAAAAATATTGGTTTTGTTGAAGATCAAAACGATATTGAAACAGTAAAGTTCTTAGTTGATAGTGCAAAAGGCATTAGAACAATTAAGATGACAAAGGAGGAAAATCCTATGACAGAAGAAACAACAGTTGTTGAAGAGACTTTAGAAAAGTCTGACGCAGCAGTAGTTGAAAATGTTGAGGTTGCTCCAGAAGCTCCAGCAGAAGCACCAGCGGATGTTGTAGCAGAGGCTCCAGTTGCTGAAGAAGCAGCAGAGCCAGTGGCAGAGATAGTAACTGAAGAAGTTGCTCCAGTTGCTGATGATGCAGCAGAAAAGTCAATTGATGCAGTTGTTGATACAACATCAGAAATTGCAAAGTCTGTTGCAGAAATTAACGAATCTCTAACTAATGCCTTGAGCAATCTTGCAGAAACAGTTAAGGCTATGCAAGCCAATGTTGATGCAATCACAAAGTCCCTTGAAACAGTTACAGGCGAAGTAAAGTCTGTATCAAATGAGGTAAGCCAAGTAAAGGGTACTTTTAATGAGTTTGGAAAGCGAGTAGATGCTGTCGAACAAGACACTGCTTTCCGCAAGTCTGGCGATCTAGGCGAGATCGTGCAGGAGTTTTCAGAAATGAAGACTCAAAAATCCCTATGGGGCGGGCGTTTCCTCAAAACAGCCGACCTATTCAACAACTAACATAAATTCACTAGGAGGTGAACAATATGTCGGAACAAGAAATCGTAAAGAATTACCCAGGAACAACTGAGGCTCACAACCACGACGGCCAAGGTGCATTTGCATCTGGTGGCGTTGGTTCAGCAACAGCAACAGGTCCTGATGGTAGTCTTTCACCAGCGGCTTCACTCGGTAACATTGCTACAGCAAACTTTGGTGTAACAACTGGCGCTAATGCAGTGAATCCAACTGGTACACCTGGTGGTATTCTAGCACCAGAGCAAGCTCGCCGCTTCATCGACTACGTGTGGGATGCAACAGTTCTCGCCAAAGATGGTCGTAGAGTTACAATGCGAGCAAACACTATGGAGATCGAAAAGGTCAACGTAGGTGAGCGTGTAATCCGTGCAGCAGCTCAGGCTGACAGCACATACACAAATGCTGGCGCAACATTTACCAAGGTAGAACTTACAACCAAGAAAATTCGTCTTGATTGGGAAGTTTCTACTGAGTCTCTAGAAGACAATATTGAAGGAGGTGCACTTGAAGACCATCTCGTTCGTCTTATGACAAACGCTTTTGCTAATGATATC